GCCCCCGCCGCGGACCACGCGCCAACGACAGACACCGGAGACGCCGTGTCGACGCCCGACCATGCCGCGCATGCGATCGAGTATGTGAACCCTCCGCCTGAGGTCACCGACAGCGCCAAGGCGGCCGGGTCGCCCTGCGCGGCGATGCGGTACCAGGCGTAGGTGACGCGCCCATCGGGGTTGCCAGTAGCACCCTGTTTGCTGCCGATCATCGTCCAGCCCGCCGGCGCGGCGAGCGTCGCCGCCACATAGTCATCCAGGCTGATCAGCACCACGCGCAGCACGCCATTGGCGACGGCCGGCAACGTGAAGTTGATGGTCCCAGTCCCGGTCGGCGTTGTGCCGGTCGCGCTGGCCCCCGTGACGTAGGCGATGTCGGCCTCGGTCGAGCCGCCGGCGGCCGCGCCGGGCTGCCATACGCGCGCCCACAAGCTCACCGTGTAGGTTTCCCCGGGCTGCCATCCGTTCGAGACACCGCCCACGGCCATCGGATCCACGATCGTCAAGGACGTCATGAAGCCAACCCGCCCACCGACACCCCCGGCTTCACTGGCGGTGATCGCGCGCAGCGCTATGGAGCGGCCTGTCGCGCCATCGCGGCCGGGCCGGTCTTCCCAGGCCCAGATGTTGGCCAGCGTGAACAGCACGTTGTAGCCCGCCCATGCCTGTGGGTCATACGGGTACGGCATGCCCCCCCGTAGGCGGCGGAACTCCGTGTTCGAGAGTTCGTTGGTGCCGCTGGCCGTCGCCGTGATGCCACTGGCGGTCACGGTCACCGTGATGCCTTGTGGGGTCAGCGATCGGTTGTTGCTGGTGTCCCAATGCGCTGCGAAGGCCGCGTAGGTGCCAATCGCCGGGTAGGGCGAGATCGGGCAATGGTCGGCACGGCCGTTGAACCGGAAGACCACGGGGGTGGTTGCCCAGGTGCCGCCTTCGGCCACCATGCGGATCTCGGTGACGTCGTAGTCGCCGTCATCCGGGTAGTCCCACTTGAAGGCTGCCTGACCGGCAGAGACGCTGACGCCGAAGTTCGCCACGTTCTCCGGCGGGGCGTCCTTGCCGAGCAACATGTAGTAGCCCGCACCGCCGGGCACCAGAGGCGTCGAGCGGGCGCCGAGCACGTTGACCGCGCGCACCGAGACGTCCAAACGCCCGGCCGTCAGGTTGGGGATGTCGATCGTGTTGGCTGCCGTCTCGGCCTCCACCGTCCACACGCCAAGGCGGTGTCGCCAGCTCACCTCGTAGCGCTGGCCAGGCACGCCAGGCGTCCAGCTCAGCGTGGCGGTACTGCTGACCTGGCCCGCCACGATGACCACGCTTTCCTTGCACACCAACGCGGTCGGGGCAGTGGCGGCCGCCGACAACCGCGAGACCACGCGCTGCTCTAGCTTCAGACCTTGCTCGATGTACGCCCACTTGCTGGGGTTGTGCGCGACCGCCGTGATCTCGTAGGTGGTCCCGCCGTCCTTGTCCTTCTCGCCCTCGCCGACACGCAACACGCGCCATGTTTGCGGCGCCAGGGCGGGGCTCTTGAGCACCCAGACGGCACCCAAAGCCAGGCCCGCCGGCACACCACCCGAGAGGGTCAGCGTGTCCGTTGTCCCGGCGCCGGTCGTCACCGTGCGGTCCACCGCGGCGATCTTGAAAGGGTCGACGGCGTCCGCAACCATCAAAGACAGCGTGTACGTCGTGCCGGCAGCCAGCGTCATCGCCTTGTCCAGCCGCACGGTCGTTGCGGTCATCGCAAGGATTCGCCCGCCAGCGCGCTCCCCCGCGACGATCGGATCGGATGTCTGGATGATGCGCCCCAGCCCCGATAGCGCCCCCTCGCTGCCCACGGAGAAGCGCACCACCATGCCCTCGTGCGTTTCGCTGTAGACGGCCCACTTGGCCATCCGCAGTGCCTGACCCCGGCTGGTGCAGCCCAGGGGCTTCAGGGTCATCGTCTCAACCCCATACTTGGCCACGAGCTCAGGGTCTTGATACAGCTCAGGAGTGGGCTTTCCGAAGTTGCTCGGATCGTTCCACCAGACGATGCAGCCGCTCTTCTTGAGGCCCTTGCTGGTGCCTTCATAGCGAAAGGCGCCTCCCACCACGTTGGCCGGGGTGTAGAGCATCACCGCGTCGCTCGGTGCGTCCTGCATCAGGTCGACAGCGCCGCCCCACCACGACACACAGGCCCGCATCAGGGCGGCCAGCTCTTGCAGCAGGATGTAGGCGTCCTTCTGCTCGACGATCCAGACGTTGCAGGTGAAGCGCGGCTCGACGCCGCCGCGCCCATCCGGTACGCCCACGTAGTTGCCATTCGCATCGACCGCATCGCAGTAGCGACCGATTTGGTACAGGGTCCACTTGTTGAGCAAGGCCACGTCGATGCGGCGCCCGGCCCCGTACCGCTTCTTCGTTGCCATGTCGAAGAAGACCCAGGCCGGGTTGTTCGTCCATGCCTGCTTGAAGGTGCCGTCCCAGGTGCCGGTGTACTTGCGCGTGTAGGGGTCATAGTTGCTCGGCACCGAGACAACCAGACCCATCCAATCGTAGTTGCGGCGTGGAATGGCGCTGAACTTCTCAGCGCCTACCTTGAGGCCGACCAGCGACGAACACGGATATCGCAACGACAAGCTGCTGATCAGCGTGTAGCTGTCCCACCAGACTTCATCCTGTACCGTGACGCTGGTGCTGTCCGGCGTCACGCGACGGACGCGCAGATCCCAGGGACCCGAGCCCGTCAGCTCGATCAGGAAGGCGAACTGGTAGCGGCTGGTGCACTTGCCGTCAACGGTGCGCGAGGCCACCTGGACATAGCCCCCGCCGTTGGTCTGCAGGTCCACGGCAACTTGAACCGATGAACCGTTCAGGTCTCCGCTGCTGGTGTCTTGCTTGGTCAGTTGCGGGATGCCCAGCGTGACACGCACCTTGTTGGCTGAGGTCGCGGCGGTCACTGAACGCACCAGCGAGGCGGCGGCCGTGACCTTGATGCCGACGGCCACTTCGGCCTGCACGCCGTCGACGTCGTCGATCGAAGCCTGCCCGATCAAACCCGATGTCCACTCGGCTTTCACGCCGTCGATGTTGGGTGTGCCATCCTGGGCCACCGCCGGCACACCGTCGAGATAGATGCTCTTGAGGTCGTTGACCAGGCCGATGCACGGCCCTTCGCTGACCAGGTCAAGCACCGACGCCGTTTGCGTCGAGCGCAGGGTGTCCTTCGCTTCGGTACCTCCCCCGCCTCCGCCCTTCTTTGCGCCGGAGACCGGTACTGGCGCCAAGGTGCGCAGCGTCTGGACTTGCATGGCGCTCATTCACCGGCCCCGGCCGTCGAGGCGTCGCCACTGCTGGCCGACGAATCACCAGCGGAGGCCGACAAACCACCTGGTGATTCACCCCCCGTCTGAGGATCCAAAGGCTGCTCAACCGGAAGCGCAGCGGGTGTGCTGGCCGTCGTCGTTGAGGGAGCCAGCGCCTTGTCGGTGGTGTTGATGCCACCTGAAATCACCACAGAGCCCGCCCACACACGTCCGTAGGCCAGCGGAACAGGACCGCCTTCATCGACCGTGTTCTCGGGGCTGCCGAACGAGTAGCTCTTGTTCGAGCCGTTGTCCGCGTCCTTCTGCGACTGCGGTGACAGCATCTGCACGACCCCGCCAAGGATCATCACCACCCCCATCTTGGTGACGAAGGCGCCCGCTTGTGGCATCCCATAGGCCGTCATCACCATGCCCGCCACGACCAGCACCGACCCCACGATGATCTGGCCCAGCCCAGCGCGCTTGGCCCCGGACACCACCGGGGCAATGCGAACAGCCTCGCGCGTGCCGACCAGTTGCCCCAAGTCGTCAGCGCACAGAGGATGGCGGTCGATCCAGACACGGTACCCCGGCTCCGAGTGCTTCAAGAGCCACGCCTCAAAGCCGGGCAGCACCACACAAAGTGCGCGCACGGCCTCGGCCGCGGTGGCCACCGCCAAGCGATGCACCCGCCCAAAACGCTTACCCAGGGCGCCGTGCAGCCGAATCTCGCGCAAGCCCTGGTGCACCTGGTGCTCGGACTCGCTGAGCGCATCGAAGCTCAAGGCAGCAGCAGTCACACCATGCCTCCTTTCGCTTGGCTTTCGATCACGGCCGCGTGCCTCAGCACGGCGGTGGTGTAGCGCTCCCAGTCACCGCCGTACACGTCGTGTGAGCTCAGGCGACCGTAGAGGTGGTGGAGGACCGTGCCGTCTCCGCAGTACACCGCGCCGTGGTTGTCCACGCGGGCAGCCACCTGCATCAGAAGAACGTCGTGCCGCTGGGGCGGCCCTTCCACCTGTGTGAAGCCGGCCGATGTGAAGCCGTCGCGGTAGAGGTTGCCGCCCTTGGACCACCAGTCATCCGCGCGGGGGAAGTCGGGCAGATCAATGCCCAGCTCCATCGCGTAGTAGTCGCGGATGAGCGAATAGCAATCGACGACGCCGTGGACGAACTCTCGACCCACCAACGGCAGGCGCTGCCCTGTCGGCAGCGTCGTGGTGATCACGCCAGACGGCCACCCGATGATGAGCCACGGCAGCCCGGTCTGCTCGCACATCGCGCGATCGGCTGTGCTCGCATGGGCGCAGGCGTCCGGGTGGCTGTGCACCACGGCCAGGATCTCGCCGGCATCCTCGGCATGCGCCCAGTCAGCGGGGTCGATCGTGAAGCGGTCCCGGGCGGTCTCGGCCGGGGCGATGTTGCGGCAGGGCCGGTAGAGCGGCCCGGAGGCCGTGGCCACGACCAAGCCGCAGCACTCGCGGGGGTAGTCGGCCTGGGCATGCGCCTCGATCGCGGGGCGCAACGTGTCAATCAAGGAGGCATCAAGCATGCCCACATGTTCGGCCTCTCGCCCTCCCGGCGATAGGCGAACCAGTTCAGACCTGGCTCACACTTGACGCAGCACTCCTGCACCTGGAAAGCCGCCGAAAGGCAATTGCGCTGTGCGCCCGGGGAAGCGCAGCTTGCAGCTCGCTATGCGGTGCCCGCACTGGTCAACCGCCATCGACGTGGTGGCGACATCATTGGCGTCGGCCACCGCGCCGCCGGCGTAGCCGCACTCGGCGCTTCGATAGCCCCAGCCGCACACCCGGGCAATCACCTGCCTGGCGGGGATGCGCACGCCGGTCAGATCCAGCGGGCTGCTCAGCTCGTATTCGGCGACATTGCCGTCCTGGTAGGCCAAGCGGTCGATGTACCAGACGTCATCCGGGTATCCCGCTTGGGCATCCGCCGTGGCATTGACGCCGCCGGGGAAGTTCGCGGCATCCAGGAAGCGCTGCAGAGTGCGCTTGCGCACGATCTTGGCGCCCTCCAGGTTGCCGTAGTCGCGGTTCAGCGCCCCCACCATGCCGAGGTAGTTGCTCACCCGCATGCGGGGGCGCGTCGCCGGCCCGGTAGATGCGACTTCGAAGCCACTGGCATCAATGGGCCAGGGCAGGTAGGCCTGCCCCTGCCAGATCACCGACGTTCGCAGCGCGTTCGTACCGGCGTGGAAGCGGTAAACCATGCCGCCCAGCGTCGTGGCATCGAGCACAAAGAGTTCGATCACGGCAGAGTGGGTCAGCTTGACCAGCTCGGCTGCTGTGGACGCTGCCATGTCAGACCCCAAAGTCCTGCTCGAACACCGCCTGCACCGTGCTCAGACCGTCGGCGTCAGGCAGGGTGCGGCTCCAACTGCTGCATGTCCAGCGCTTGAGCGCCGTCTCACGCGGCGGGCACCAGTCGAAGGCCTCCACCCCGCCGCGGGCCCGCAAGAATGCCACCATCGCGTCGCCGGCGGCGAGCGTCACGTCCTTGAACGTGAGCTGCCACTTCGCGGGCATGTTGTTGATGCCGTCGGGGGAACGCTGCACATAACCGTCGCCGAACTGAGTCTTGCGCACGCGGGGCTCATCGAACAGTTGCGAGCCGGGGCTCTCCGCCCAATCCCAGGTTGCCATGTCTCTCTTCCTCTTGGTGCTGGATCAGCCGCGCGCCAGGATGCCGCCTGAGCGGCTCTGGTCAACGGCCCACTGATTGACGGTGGCCAGGATCACGCCCTGCAGGCTGCGTGCGGCTTCCCCGTTGTCTTGTTCGTTGCCTGACGCGCCGGTCACCGTCACACTGATCCCGCCCACGTTCACGCCTGCGGCCAGGCCGCCGTTGTTGCGGTGGCGCGGGTCATCGGCTGTCAGCACCTCCTCGCCCTTGCGCAGCACCGCGGGCAACTCATCAGCCGCCAGGCCGGCAATGCCGCCCGTGTGGTAACGCGGCGCCCACTGCCAGGTGCTTTCCGGCAGCGACCGCGACATGCCGCCCAGCGATCCCACCAGGCCGCCTTGGTGGAAGAAGGTCGACGTGATCCAGCTGGCCGCCGTGTTGATGGCACCGCCCCCGCCATTGGCGCCGCCCATCAGACTGTTCACCAACTGCTCGCCCAAGCGCTTGCCGATCAGGTCCAGCATGCTCTTGGCGAAGTTGCCCACCATGTCGCGCAATGCCTCGCCGGCGGTCTTGGATCCGGTAGCGATCGCGTTGAACATGGTGCTGAACTCGTTCTTGCCCGAGCTGGCGATCGACTTCTCAAGGTCGGTGCGCCGATCTTCCAGCGACTTCAGCCCCTGCATAGCTGCCTTGACCTCGTT